ACATGGAAAAACCAACATCGGGCTACAACTCTCCTATTCCTGTCGAAAAGTCAGAATTGATCCTCATGCAATCAACAGGCTTGCGTGATAAGAACGGCAAGGAGATTTTTGAAAAAGATATCCTTGATTATAATGGCAGAAAAGTCATTGTCAAATGGCACGGCTCTTATGCTTGTTTTATCTACGAGTTTGTAGATGAACTGCAAAATAGAAAGACAGAATGGCAACCGCTATATCTCTCTTATTATAAATTTGAGATTATCGGGAATATCTACGAAAATCCAGAGTTATTGGAGGTGACAGAATGAGACCAAACAGATACCCATACACTAAGAGTCAGTTGATTTTTAAAGAATTAAAAAGCAATAATGGAATGATTATTTTTGACGGGCGCACTTTTGAATTTAAAACGGGACATAGTGAAACTCTTAATGTAAGCAGTGGACGAATGAACGCACGAAAATTAAATGTGGGAGATCGGTGGTGGGTGAAATGACGAATAATATAAAGCTAGTATGCGCAAATGTCGCGTTTGTGTTCTTCGTCTTGTTCGTGGTATGCATCAACCTTAACGCACGGGTCCGGGTGCTTGAGACAAGCAACAGCGAGCTACAGCGGACGATCCAAACACAAAAAGACGAGCTCAAGAAAGCTGAAGAAAAAAATGTCATGCAAGACGTGATTATAAACAAATTGAACAATGATTATAATTCGCGTCTGGCCTGGCAATTACAAGAGATCGCCGATCAAAACGGCGTAGGGGGATAGTATGAAAGTTTATGTCGTTAGAAAATATCTAAAACGGACCCGCTGGGATTGTAATCATTCAACTAAGTTTGAAGAGATCGAATTTCAGACTAAAGAAGAGGCGCTGGCCTATCGTGATAGCCAGAAAGTCGGAGTCTTTGACGTGTACGAAAGAGAATTTTAGAGCCCGCTTGGGGCTAGAAAGGAGGAGCACTTGCGAATTGAGACAAGATATGGCTATCTTATAGACGCGCTTCGACGCTACCCGTTTGATAAAGAGATAAAAGAGCGAATCGAAGAGATCAGCTTCCCTTATCAAAATTTCGACGAAAATTGGTTTATTAAAAGCAAGTCAGCAAGTAACACGCCGGAGGCTCTTAAGAACGTGATCCTTAAAGAAAACGATCCGGAACTAATTCGGCTGTACACGTTCGCTGAAGCGATAGATGAGTACACGAACGAGTGTGAACCTACAATCTGGGAGGCGATCAAATGCTTATATGTAACACAATCAAAAAACGTCGAAGGCGTGGCCCTCGAGCTGTTTATGTCAAAAAACTCAGTCTATCGAAATATTATCAAACCATTTTTCGAAGGGCTCGAAAAGAAAGTGACAAGTATTTTTTTAAAAAGTCGCTGAAATTTGGGAAAAGTGTTCAAAAAAAGGTGATAAAATTGTATTATCGGGAGATCGAGAGAAACAGAGATCTTCCAGCGGACGACAGGGCCAAGCCAACAGTTACAAGCACGTTTTTACTTTCGTAAAACTTTTCCCGGTTATGGGATTTCCTTATATTTTTTAAAATTTTTTCGTTTCGGCGGTTCGATTCCGCCCGTCCGCTTTTGGTAAGGTTCTTTAGTTCTTCCCCTTGCCAGACATTTCTATACTCTATACTTTTCTTTTCCAGCCCTCCTATTCCTTTCTGGGGGCTGGTTTTTTGGTGGTTTAAGTGCAAATCGAAAGAGTCAAAATAGCCGATCTGGTCGAATATGAGGGAAACGCGAAATTGCACCCACAAGAGCAGATCGACAAGATTAAAAAATCGATTCAAGAATTTGGAAATAACGACCCGATAGCGATCGATGAAAATAATATCATCATCGAAGGGCACGGACGCTTACAAGCACTCGAGCAGCTCGGGTACACGGAAGCGGAAGTCATTCGCTTGTCTCATTTATCAGAGGATCAGAAAAAGGCTTATATCTTAGTCCATAACAAGCTAAACATGGACACGGGCTTTGATACCGAAATGTTAAGAGACGAGCTGGACGGGATCTTCAGTGTGGATATGGAAAATTTTGGCTTTGACTTGATGGAAGATGAAATTTTAAATTTCAGCTCGGAAGTAGAAGAGCAAGAGGAAGAGGAAGAAAAAGAATTTCATAGAGAAACAACAATAAATCAATATAATCTCAATCTATTCGATCCACAGGCCACGGAAGGACGTTTTGAAATGCCCTCACTTCAACCAGTGGATCACGTACCGGAACGCTTGCAAGGCTTTAATTACGTATTAAACAAGCCGGACCACGGCGCGGGAGTACATTTCTTTCTTGATGATTATCAATTCGAGAGGATATGGCAACGGCCGGAATACTATATAGAGAAATTAAGTGAGTTTGATTGCGTATTGACGCCGGACTTTAGCTTATATATCGATATGCCGGTAGCTATGCAAGTGTGGAACGTGTATCGCTCGAGGTTGATTGGTCAGCTTATGCAAAGATACGGCTATACGGTTATTCCCACGGTCTCGTGGGCGTATTCGGACAGCTTTTCTTTTTGCTTTGACGGTTTGCCGGAGGGAGCTACACTTGCGATCAGCACAATCGGGGTCAAAAACAATAGCGATCAAATGGAATTATGGCGCGATGGAATGGACGTCATGATTGAGCTATTGAAGCCGAAAAGATTGATCGTGTACGGTGGAGCGGTTGAGTATGACTATGGAGATATCGAAGTACACTATTTCGAAAACGAAACGACAGAGAGGTTGAAACATGGGCGGAAGAGGAGCTAAAAGCTCGGGTGGTAAAGGCAAGAAAACGAAAAAAGGCGGACTTGGTGGCGGTGGTGTGAGTAATGCTGGAACGTTGCCACAAAGCACAGAGGCGAAGCTAAACCCGATCCAGATCAGACTGAAGAAGAAATTATTTAGTAACTATCACGAGAAGCGTGAGCAGTGGAAACAAATAGGTTCGAGACAAACTATCAATTATGATAAATCAGACAATCGGATCACTCGAACGCAAGGAGAAGGGCACGTCTCCCGAGTTAGTCGATGGAGAAAAGACACGTATTTCAGAGACTATAAAACAAATAATAAAAGCGCGGTACAGATTCAAAGTGGAAAAATGAAAAAGCGCTGGGCGGAACATTTCAACGAGCACCATAACGCGAGACACGACGGTTTAAATAGTGAATTTATAAATGCTCGACGAATCAGAGTGAGGTAAGATCATGGGTGGACGCGGTGCAAGTTCTGGCAGAAGTAAAAAAGGTAAACTATATGGGACAGAATATAAAACGGTCCATGAAGTCGGAAATATCAAGTTTGTTACTCAAAACGGGAGTGGTGGACAAGTGGCCCCTATAGAAACTATGACTAAAGGTAGGGTATACGTATTAGTTGATAAACACACAAATACTTTAAAGAGTATTACTTACAATGACGGCAAAAACAAACGCAATAAACAGATAGACCTAGATCATGAACACAAAAAAATGATCCCTCATGTTCATCATGGTTATTTTCATAATGAATACGAAGTGAGTAAAAAAGGCGGTACAAATCCGACAACAAAAGAGTGGGCAATGGTTGATAGAGTGACAAAAGAGTGGTATAATTACAATAGAAAACGTAAGAGATAGTATAGAAGGAGTACGCCTTGATAGAGGAAGCCACGGTGCGAATCCGTGTCATTGCGTTGTATCTAGCCCCTTTGTTGGGGCCTTTTGTTTGCCAGAAATAAAATTAGTAACCCCTCTTTTAGATTATAAAACGAAGTCATGAGTATAAAAACTTGTGGCTTTTTTCTTTGAACAGAAAGGAGGTAAGAATTGCCAAGAGATGGAACAGAAAACTTGATTCCGTTTAATGAACGAACAGAGGAAGAGCAGAGAAAGATCCAGAGAAAAGGCGGTATTGCCTCCGGTAAGGCTCGAAGGGAAAAAGCAGACCTAAAAAAGAAAGTCAATCAAATTTTGGAGATGGACGTTTTCAGTCCACAGCTCAAAGAAGCGCTCGAGGAGAAGGGTTTGAACGCGACAAACCAGACAGCGATCGCGACAGTCCTTCTTCAAAAGGCCCTTAAAGGTGATATACGGGCGATTGAGCTCTTAGCCAAGATGAACGGCAATGAGGGCACGAAAGACAATCTCGATAAGAAAGAGCAAAAGGAACGAATCAAGGCCCAACAGCTCGAGAACAAGAAACGCGAGCAAGCCTTGGAAGGCAATGTCGTTTCAGAAGATATCATGTCCGACTATTTCGACAAGCTGGAAGGAGTGGTCAAAGATGGCTCTTAGTGATCTATACAGCCAAAAACAGATTGATATCTTACGGCGCTCGGTGGATCGTGACTGGTACATGATGATAAACCACGGCGCAGTACGGGCTGGGAAAACCAAGCTCGACAATGATCTTTTTTTGATGGAATTGAAACGGGTCAAGAAAAACGCTGCTAAAGTGGGGGTGCAAAAGCCCATGTACATTTTAGGTGCTGTATCGTCTGGGACGCTTCAAACAAATATCTTGCGTGAGATCACGGACGCTTACGGACACGAATTTCAGTTTGACCGGCACGGGAACTTCACTTTATTCGGCGTGTACGTTGTAACGACGTTTACGGGGTCCATAGCGGGCCTTAAAGCTATCCGGGGTATGACGGCCTTCGGGGCATACGTTAACGAGGCCACGCTCGCGAATAAAGAGGTTTTTGACGAAATTCTGAAGCGGTGCTCAGGGTACGGCGCGCGTATTATATGCGATACCAACCCGGACCACCCCAAGCATTGGCTCAAGGTCGACTATATCGACAAGGCCGATGATGAGAAGATCGTCGCGAATCATTTTACAATCTTCGATAACACGTTCTTAAATCAGCGGTACGTTGATAATTTGATCGCGACGACGCCTTCCGGTATGTTTACCGAGCGCGGGATATATGGGCGCTGGGTGATCGGTGAGGGCGCGGTCTATCGCGACTTCAAAGAGGATATGTACGTCAAACAAGAGCCTGAGAATTTCGCGAAGATTTACGCGGGTGTTGACTGGGGATATGAGCACTGGGGCTCGATCGTGGTCGTGGGCCAAACGGAAGCCGGGGACGTGTACATACTCGAGGAACACGCGCACCAGTACAAAGAGATAGACTACTGGGTTGATATCGCGAAAGATATCAAAGCGCGCTATGGCGATATATTCTTCTGGGCTGATAGCGCACGGCCCGAGCACGTCGGGCGGTTTAACCGCGAACGGCTCAAGTGCTTTAATGCTTATAAGTCAGTATTATCTGGAATTGAGGAAGTGGCCAAGCTGATGAAAGCTGGTCGTTTTTTTGTCGTTTCGAATAAGGTCGCGAAATTCAAAGATGAGATCTATCAATACGTCTGGAACGAGCGCACAGGCGAACCGCTGAAAGAGCACGACGACGTACTAGACGCAGTAAGATACGCGATCTATTCACAGCACGTATACGACACAAGCAGCACAGTTAAAGAGCGTATGCAAAGCGCGCAATATTATTTCTAA